CGTGGAGCCAACGGCAATTGATATATCTCTTGAATATTCCGCGATATCTTTAGTCTGAAACCCCGGAGAGTTAAACATCGTTACCTTTCCGGTATCCGGGTTTGTATAAATAAAATTATCCTCACCAAAACGCATAGCGTCCTTAAAATATGACCGTATGGTGGCAAGTTTATCTTCAGGTTTAAGTGAGTCGCCGACAGCTTTTACAACATTCCACGGAGCGCCCGTTGTTCGGTCCATCCCCTTATAAAAGTCAATGTCTTCTTGCACATAGTTTGAAATTGCTTTTTGTACGACTTCAGGAGTAGCTCTTGAGTCTATTTTAAAAGAACCGTGTCCGACATTAACTGTCTTATATGTTGGTTTTACAGGGGCAACTGGCGTCACAGCTTCAGGTTTGGCGTTTTCTGTCGCGTAGCGTGTCTTGTTTTCTTCCATTACAAATGGAAGGCCCATACGCCAATCATCTTCAAGGGTCATGCCTCCCCCTTGCTGTTCTTGTGCCGCATCTTGGACAACAGACGTGTCTTCTATAACCGCGTCTTCAACCACGGGTGGGGGCTGGATTGGATCAGATGACGGAACCCCCAGAATGTTATCTGGAATTGATAATGTTAAATCAGCCATCTTATCGCCTCGCACGGGAAGCGGCTAATTCCTCTGGCGACGCAACGCCGTCACCATTCGCGTCTATTTCATCGAATGACTCAGTCTTCAATGACGCTGGAGTCTGTTCATTTCCTACCGGGTTACCATTTAAATCAAGAACTATTTCTTTAACTTCGTCTCCCCCGCCAAGACCGTCAGAGTCTGTTTTTGCTTCTCCGTACATTGCTTTGATATCTTTTCCCAACGTAGGGAACGCTGCAATTATGGCTATTTGCTGATTCTTAATTACGCTTTGTGTTCCATCGATAAGAGAAACAAGAGTGCTCGCCGTTGCACTTGGTGCGCTAGAACTTAGCGCGCCCTCTTGAAATCTCAGCGCGTTTCCTTCTGTTTCATTCAGCGCACCCATTCCGCTCGCCCCGTTCGGCGATGATGCTTTCATGGCGGCTAGTGCGTCCAGCATTGCTTTGCCGCCAATTCTTGTGAGAATTGCGTCAAGCTCGCTTCTATCTGACCCGCCCCTCAGACTTGAGGCAGTACCGATGAATCCGGTCGTCCAGCCGGAGAATGATTTGTTCAGGGCTGCTTTCTTTGCTTCCATGATGGTCTTTGTGCCGGTTAGATACATAAGAGCTTGTTTTGCATCTTTTTCCAATGACAACGCCTGACGATTGAAAGTTTTGAAAGCAATAGATGCGTTGGGCCATTTCACCTTTCTATCTTCAGCGGCAACCCATTCAGGGTTGGATTTATCTATTTGTCTCTTAATTGCCACATGGGCCGGGTCATTCTGCGGTACACCGGAGTCTTCCATTCTTTTTAAATCTTCAAACAGCTTCCCGGTTGCCGATGATGCTTTTGAAGATGACGCGGCTTTAATAAGAGTGTCGAACCCTTTGACAGACGCGTCGTTCTCATCCCCTCCCGCAGCGGCTAAAAGAGCAGCCCTGTCCGCCATTTGTTTTCCTTCAGGAGAAGCCATCTCACGGGGCGCTTTGGGTAATATTTTAAAACCTGAAGCGAAAGCCATTTTCATGGGATCTGGTACTTCGGAATAATTCCGGTATCCACGATCTATCGCAAACTGATTTCTTTTATTCGCATACTCATTATTCGCCATGTTCAATGACGTCCGCTGCTCAGATATTTTTCTGTGTATAGCCTGAAGCTGGCTTGGGCTTAGAACTTTCCCAAAACTAGGGTTCGCGTTGAATTGTTCCAAAGCTGCGTTATTTCCGGCCAGAGTTCCCTTTGTTAAATCATTATTAATAGACCCAATCGCAAGCATACTCGCCGCAGCGTCGAAGCTATCCATTGAAATTGAGGTCGGCATCGCCTCCCCAATTGAACCCTCCCCGGATGCAAAACTGTTCAATTGTGTCATTGCGGCAGCATAAGTCATGGTTCCGTTTGAAACAGCAGTAGTCAAAGGAGTAAGTTTATCAGAAAATTGTCCCTGTAGATTAGCTATTACGGCAGTTCTTCCGCCGCTGATCGCAGCCCTTTCATACCGCCCTTCGAGATTACTGATGGAAGTCTCAAGCATAGCAGAACTGTCTTTGCCTCCGACATGGTTTGACAAAAGTTCTTGTTTTTTATTGAGGACGAAACGGTTAAAATTTTGGATTGTTTCCGGACTAGTCATATCGTCTTCGTCTTGCACTCGCTGCCACTCGGTTGAAACTGAAGTGCTAAAGGCGTTCTCGTCACGCCCACGGCTAACAACATCCTGACGCCGCTGCATACGATCCGCAACAACATCAAGCTGCCCGGCGATCTGCGTTATCCCTGCGCCAACGCCAGACAGGGGGCTGGTTGCCAGCGACAACGGAATATTCTGCATTCCAGTTGAACCGGGAACGCTCTTTTGTCTCTTGTATGTTGGAACCATCGCCATTTTAGAATCTTTCTATTAATATCTTAATACGGCCTCAAGCCAGATTTACCATATGGCCCCGACGTCGGTCCTCCCGACACTGTTGACCCACCACTAGGAAGTTTAGAGCCCATTGACAGCGCCGAACCGGCACCAGTTACCAGCGAGCCTATAGCTTTACCCTTGGCAGTTGATTGCGCTATCGCGCCCTCGAAGCGGGCTGTCGTCGCCCTTTGCTGCGCAGCGCGAGCTGCCATGTCACCGCCGTACAGTGTCGTCAGGTAATCTATTTCCTGATCTTCCGCCGTCATGTCGAAAACATCGCCCATGTCGAGCAGTTCACCGCCGGTGGCGGACGCGGACGCCCTTTGGGAACCGGCGAACCTTCTCTGCTCTCTGTCCAGCGCCTTGGCGTCAAACGCAGCCTTCTGACGCGCTGCAATGGCGTCGTTCTGTGCGATTTGCGCGTTATAATTGGCTAGATTGGCAGCGTTCTTACCCTGCTGTGCGGACCCGGCAGCACTTACCCCCGCCCCGACAACGGCGGTGGCGATTGCTGCGATTGCTAGTGCTGACGACATAATCTATTCCCCCGTTATCAAAACGTTGTTGCTGCCGGTGTCTGACCTAGATACCAGCATGTCCGCTTCGTCCGTAAACTCTGCCTCTGCTTCTTCAATGGATGTCGCGTCTGTAGCAAAGACCATCGTTATATCCGTGTCAGTATGAGAAATAAAAGCCTGTTTTCTTCCCGCACTAGCAGGGACAACGCCGTATCCATCAAACTCTGCGGACCCGCTGTCCCCCAGATACGCCGTAACGTGTCCGTTTATAATCAACAACGTGTTTACCTTGACCAAGCTGCCTGTCAACACATGACCCGCTGGCATCGTAATCGTGCGAGAATACATCCCGCCGTGTATGACGTGATTTGTTTCCAGCGGGAACTGCGGCGCAGCCTTAACAATATCAGTAAGTTCGCGCACCTTATCTATAGCCCGTGCGCTCATGGCCGGAATCCCTGACTCGGCTATCTGGACGTTGCTCATTTCAAACCCTTGAAGAAGATTATATCGCTTTCTTCGTATCCAGACATTGACATAACTTCCGCCAGCTTGCCGCCGCAGGGTGCGCTCACCAACATACCGAAAGCCCCCAATTCGGTCGCCTTGGCCTCGGCAGCGCGTAAAAGCCTGATGCCCGCCCCCGTCTTGCGGTGCCTACTCGCAACAAAGAAGCTCTCCGTCGCACCGATAAGTGACGTGTATTTGGGGAGCATTGTGATTATCAGCGTGATAAATCCCAACAATTCCCCATCATCCCCAAAGGCACCGAAGGATTGTAGCACCCCGGATTTTTCCAGAGCCTTGTATGTTTCCTCGTTATATGTGTGCGGCAGGTTAGATTTAGGCGGGCATTCATCAGCATACTCCTGCAAAAGAGCAGAGAACTCATGGCAATTGATAAGTTCATCAACGCTTATTTGCCGGATCATCGGCCTAAACCTTCGTCGTGTTCAGTTCTGGCATAATTGCCAGAATAGTAAACGGAAGCGGCTGGTCTTGCACTAAGAAAACATATCCATCCTTGTCCCAGTTGCGCGGAAATTCCACTTCTTTGTCGCCCGTAAACAATGCCGGGGCTTCATCCATGTCATCAGCACTGGACCGGAACGGGATAATGTCTAGCCTATCCGCGCTTGGGCCGTGCTTCAGCCCCAGCGTATCGAATAGCCGGTATGTAATGCGAGAAATCCGCTTCTTTTTGCCCTGCGCCGTGCCGTCCTTAGCGCCCGCCTCTATTCGCATGGTTTGCACGGTGGACGTATAGGACAGCCCAACGTGAACAACGGAATAAGACCCGTTCAGCGTTATGGAACCGCTTGAAACCGTGCGGTCCGGGTGAGCTGCTCCATCCGAAAGAACGGACACTGTTTGCCCTTCCAGATGGTCCAAGCCAAACAACGTCGCCGAGGGGTCGCCTTCATACGTTAGCATCGAGTCGAGATACGTTGCCTGAATTGTATTAACGGCAACCTCCGGCAAACCCGAAGTCATGAACTCTATATACCTGACAGACTGACCGTTGACGGTGCGCTGTATAACTGCCCACAAATCGTCCCTGCTGCCCGTAGGGTTGGGCATGACAGCCACACTCTCAATTTTAGCATCTACCCCACCAATAACATGCCTATGCCAGCCCACGACGTCCTGTGAGCGTTCATATGTCATTCCCACCAGAACACCATCAGACCTGACCAGCCACACGATGCTATCCGGCTCTTGCTGATATGCCATATCAACAACGCCGCCTTCGGTTATATGCTCCGAAAGGATGGAAAGGTCGGGCGCGGTGTATGCGTCTGACTCAAACTGATAAACGTATTCGCGAACCTTACGGTTGGCACGTTGCAGGAACAGAACGGAATTTCCAACCTGCGGAGGCGTCACCGCTGCGCTGCCAAACGTAGTCTGACGAACAACGCGAGTATTTGTGGGTGATAGCGGGCTGTTCTGATCGCCCTGCGAAACAATAAACTCACCGCCGGCAGTGCCTACAGACAGCACCTTCCCGGATCTCATCCAGCGGATTGTGTTCACCTGATCCGTCGCAATCGTGTAAACAAACCCGCTATCATCCAGCACGACACCATCGTTATCTGTGGGTGCATGGTTTTCGTAATCGGCAGACACAGAAAAGAACATCGACTGCGGGCGAGAAGTCGTCGCCGCCCAGACCAGACGCTGCTCAAAGAACGTAACAACGGACGGGTATCCGGTTGTTTCAGAAAACGCGCCGAGCCGCCACCCGGTCACGGCAGTGGTTGCGGAAGCTGCTGGCCCTATGAAGTCCGCCGTGACACTCGTTGTGGACGCCCGCGCTGTGATTTCCAGATACGTCCAATCATTATCCGCGTCCTCAAACCTAATCAGACGACCGATATCTGTTGTAAGAAACCCGGAACCGCTATTGATACCCGTTACCGCAGACGCCGTTACCGTTACGCCGGTTCCGCTTGTGGCGGACAGCCCCAGAGTCGTCTCTGTAGCGTTCACAGAATCATACGGGCCGTCCAGAAACTGAATAATGTCTATCGCCCAGCTCGTGTCCCCCGATCTCGATAACGTGCGCGGTTCATGGTTCTGGTGCGCTATGTAAAGAACGTCGGCAGACTGGGTGATGACCAGCTCGAACAATTCAGCTTCAAGATATGGTGTTGCAACCTCATATACGGCACCCTTGTTGAAGGGGTTGTCGAATACTTCAGAAAATGGCCCGGATGTGATCTGACCATAATTCTTGTAGAACCTGACGTATAGATCGCCAAATTCAATGATATACGATTGTGTCGCGCTGAACTCGAACGGCAGGATGCGCGTTTTCTTAGCGCTATCCTTAACTTCCGCCGCGAAATAGAAACCGCCGCGCCGTGACGCCGGGCCGTGCTTCTGCACAACCATGTTTTCAAGCGTTTTACAGCCGTTATTATACTTTTGAAGGTCTATTCTACCTTCAAGACGCGGCGAAAACTCACCAGCGGTGAAATTCGTCTGGATTGGCGCCGAACGCACCATTTACGGGCTACCGTTTACGCTGACGGAGGCCGTGCCGCCGTAATTAATGCGGCTGTCTAGCCATGTATCGGCAACAATCTCCAGATAACCGCTCTCCTGTGCGTCCATTGACCGGGCGTCACTGAGCTTCCGGTTGTACATTTCCATCATGTTTGAATAGAGCGTATTGCTCTCCGCCAACGTGACAGCCAGCTCGGCTGCAATCCGGGCCGAAAGCGCCTCAACAAACATAGAGTCAAACAGGTTTACATCTTCAACGCGGGCCAGATACATAATCTTCGCGGTTCCCTCGTCGGTCAGAAGTTTCCCACCCTCGATCTTGTAAAACATATCAAGGTTTTCCATCTGCAAAACCCGGAGGCAGTCAGACGGGAGATTGTACTGGTAAGCAAACTCGAAAGCCGGGGCGGTGGAGTTCTGCGCTAACTCCACGCGGTTAACGGCAAAATTCCAAACGTGGTCCCGGAGACAAGCGTCTCGAATTTGTTCATAAATGAGATTAGAGGCTCTCGCCGCCTCACTGTCTTCGGTCAAAGTTAGGATCGCGTTCGCGCCAATCTTAACAAGCGCATTATTTACAATCTGAACAACTGAAGTTGCCATGCGTCCCTCTCTGATAGATAGAAAGTGTGGGGGCCGAAACCCCCACACAGACCAGCTAGTTAGTCCACCACATATTCGATGATGAACGACAGATCACCAGCGGCACCCGTGTCCGCTGCCGTAGAAATCGACGCTGCGATGTAGTACCAGCCACCGCCGTCAGCGGAATCAGCCGCATCCTGCCAAACAGCCTGACCGCACTCGGAAATGTTCCGAGCTTCAAAGGCATATTCGGTAAACGCCGTCGCAGCCTGACCAAGAGTGACAGCAGATGCAAACGCATCGACATCCTTAACCACACCACCAGAGGAGTAGACACCGATATCCCACGCAAGTGCGGGAGTGCCGGAGTCAAGGTCATCCGCCGCAAGCCGGATCGAGAAGATCGAGGCATTGGACGGAATCGGGGCCAGCATAACAATATCGCCGGAACCCGTGCCGTCGGCTGCAACAGCAACCGAACCCTGCGAAACTCGAACACGTCCACCACTGGCAGTCGTGTTATTGAGAATCGGCGGGGTTGCTTCAAAGTTAGAAACAATCGTTGAGTTTTGAGTAGCCATTATTCAAGCTCCCTTATTCAACACAAAGGATTTCGAGAACGCGAGCTTCTTCCATGCGCGTGCCGCCGATGCTCATAGAGCAAAAGACCTGCGTTGCATAGTTTTTGTCAGCACGTTCTGAAATCTTCGTGGTCATGTCGGAACCGACGCCGAGAAGCAGTCCGTCCCCTTGGAAGGCAAAACAACGACGGTCGGACGATCCATCAACCGGGATCAACTTTGAACCGTCAGTGCGTTTGCCGTTTACCGGGATGAACCGGAAACCGAGGAACGTGTCTACTTCACCGCGAGCCAGAGCTTTGACCGTATTGTAGTCAGCGCTTTGGATTTCCGTGGTGTTCAGCAGATCGGTAACCTGATCTGCGGTGCAAACAATAACGCGGCCGTCTTCGGCCACATCGTCGCCGTCCATCGTCTCTTTGGCAGCAAGAAGTTTCGCAAGCGTCATGCCAGTGGCGCTGGCGGCAATAGCCGTCTGACCGGCAGTCGATGTTCCACCAGAAACGCCCGTGAAGGCGGTGCCGAGTGCTGCATCTACAAGAACTTCGTCCATCGCACGACCCATGGCCATAGCCGCTGCGCGGGCATAGTCAGAGGTCGGATCGATCAACATACGAACCTTATCCTCATTATCAATGAGGTCGGCCCAATCGAAATCCTCAAGGCTCACGCGACGGCGAGAGTGAGGGGTATCAACGCGAGGGGTGTCGGCGTGCCGAGAGACACGACGCTGGGCAGCGGTTGCCCCGATCTGTTCGAAAAAGGCATTTTTGCCTGTAACGGCTTCTTCGCGAACTGCACCGCGCAACTTCGACCCGTCCTGCTGGACGAGATGCTGAACGTTGGCGCTGTACTGTTCGACGAAAGCCGTTGTCACTTGGATAGACATACGGATTTCTCCTAAAGGGTTAAAACAGTAGTTCTTTAGGGTTATCGTCTATAAGGACGGCCCAAGCTGCCTTCGTGCTTGTGCGGGTTCCGTGAAGAATTGTCCACCTATGGAAAGGCGACTTAACTGTAGCTTATTTTTCTGTATATGCAAATAGCAAAAAACCCAGCTTTTAAGGGCTGGGTTTTCAGCGGAAATCCAAGTTTGCCGCAAGGAAATCCAAATCGGAATATTAAACCAAGGAAGGATTCAACAATATTAATATACCCACCTCCTGTCTTATACGCAAACAGTAAATTCAGTCTGTCTTAGGCGGTCGCCCTCGCTTTGGCTTGTCGTTCTTGCCAACAACCCACTCAAAGTATTTTTGCGCGGATTGGATACTGATCTCCGGTGTTCCGGTCAGTGCCAGCTTCAGACACTCAAGCTTGATAATTACCTCGTCCATAATCAATCTGCATACGCTTGATTAAACAAGTCAGAAACCTTCTTGACCGTGGCAGTATGCTCAGGGTGGCGTTTGTCCGTATATGACGGGTGGGACATGATGGTCGATGCCTCCGAACGTGCTTCTTCAGGCGTCAGCGCCATCTTTGCCCCGTTCGTTGTACCGGCCAAATCCTTATCAGCCATTGTGGCCTTGGCAATGTTGGCGAATGCTTTCAATACATCAGGGTCATTGCCCATCCCGCTTGAAATCATCTTATTCGACAACTCATCGCCGCCGTATTCGTTGAACGCCTTCTTGGCAAACTCTAGGTTCTGGTCATACGCCCGGCCCCACTCTTGGCGCAATGCGCTTTCACCGTCTTCTATAGACTTGACAGCACCGTTCTCATGCGCGGTGTGCTGGTTAATCATGTTACCGGCCTGCCATGCCACAAGGCTCTGCACCTGACCGGCGTTCAGCCCAAGCTTATGCGCCTGTTGCTTAAAAGACGAAAGGGTTTCCTCGTTAAGCTGTGCCGATACCGCATCGGGCAGGTCGTCTGCTAGTGTGATTTCGTATTTGTCGGCGCTTTCAGGGCGTCCGAGGAACTCATAAACTTCATCCCAATCACCTTCGGTGACAGGCTTGGTGATTTTATCGCGGCCAAGATGGGATTGGAGGTTTACATAAGACGCCGCAAGGCTGTCTACGCTATTGAATTTGGCGAAACTTGGGTTGTCTCGAATTTCTTCTGGAAGCGACGAACGCCAATCGTCGCTTGATGTTTCGGTTTCTGTACTAACGTCCGGTGCATTATCTACCGTTTCGGCAGGTGCGTCATCGCTAGGCATTACTGGTGATCTCCTGTGAAAGTTCTAAAAACCGTTCCGGTGTTTCATCAAGCGCCGTCAATATCATTAATGCGACGTTTCGCATTCCCTCATTGAAGGCTGTGTTCTCTAAAGCCTCGCCCGGAACGAACGAAGGCCGGAGAACACCACACTCCCGGCAGATATGAGACAGAACGCGCTTGCCCTGCTCTGAGCCGAAAACGGTTTGGAAGTCTTCTTTGCTAACCTCCGACAAGGTTCAATCCCGCCTCTTGTGCCGTTTTGGAAACATTAGCGCCCTTCTGGAGCATGTCCATAACGCCCGCGCCATCGCTCATTAGCTCACGGCCCGCCATAGATTCCTGCTCTGCCGCAGCAGCCTGCTGCTGCGCTTTGGCTTCTTCCATCAATTCTTCTTCTGATTTCAAAAGCAGCGGCGGAACGCCGTTAAGCTCCGCAATATGACGCACAGTGTCCGCGCCCTTTATGACTTGAGCAGCCCGTGGGTCCATGCCCGCAATCGGCCCAATAAACTCAAGCGTCCGCATGATGCCCTGCGTCTCAGTTTGACGCTGCGCTCTAGCAAGCGGCGAGACATATTCAATTTTCAGTTCCTGTTCGGAAATGGATTCGGGAGGTTCCGGCAGGCGACCAGCGCGAGATAATACGCCAAAGATGCGGTCGATCATCGGGCCAAGAAATTCGGACTGAAGCCGTCCCAGCGTCGGGCCGAGCAAGCGCAACGTGCGCTCCGTCCGCTCAACAACCTCGGTCGCAGTCATCCGAGGCGCACCTTGGAACTGCAACTGATCCAAGAAGAACATCGTGCGAATACGCTCCCGCAAGTCCTGCATCATATCAAAGCTGATCGGAATGTTGCCGCCCGTAAGCAGCGGCTCAATCCGAGCGCCAGACGATGCGCGGTAATAATTCAACCCGCCCGGAATCGTCCGAACCGGGCCGAGAACACCGTCATCAGGCACCAGCAGCGGCGGATCCACCACCTTCTGCGCGGCCTTGATTGTGGTCTTCATAATCTCCTGAAGCATCTTAATGTCAGGCAGCGCCGTCATCGCGGGGCTTCTTCCAAAGACCTCGCCAACCACCTTGGACCAGCGGCTGACCATATAGGGCATTTCGTCAAAGCCGCCTTCGGCCAGAACGTGCTTGTCTTTCTCATCGATGTAAACCGACGCGACCGGCAGCATGGTTGCCGCTTTCTTGCCCTTCGCCATATCCTCTCGCGGATAGACGCAGTGCATTAGATCAACGTCTTTGTCGTATTCTTTCTTCTGATACATCTTGGCGATGCGCGGCGAAAGCGATTCCTCTCCCCACTTCTGCACAATCTGCCGGACGGTCATCTTAAATTCACGAAACACCGTGTCAACAATGCCGTCCGCATTCTCGGCAATAAATATCTCATCGATATGGATTGCCCGGAAGCTGATGCCCTCGCGGGTTACAGGCTCTCCGACAAACATACAAGCGGTGCCAATAGAGCAAAGCGAAAGGTAGTATTCATGGATATGCGAGGGGAACGCCACGGATGGCGCGGCAAGCTCCGCGAGGATTATATTAGTGGTTTCTTCAAGCCACTGCTTCGCCTCGGCGCTATCTCTAACAGAATCTTCATCGTCCTTTAGGCGGAGGCTGAACCAGTTGGACGCCGGGTTGGTTAGCATCCCGTGCAGACCAGCAGCCAGCATTTCGTTCGCATGTATGCCGGTGCTGTCGTAAACCAACGTCGTGCGCTTATCGCCCTTGGAACGCTTCAAACTAAAATCTGCTGCGTTAGGCAGGACAAAATTTGCGATGTCCTGCCAATGCGTTTCCCATGTACCGCGCTGGGCCTTGAGCTTTCCCTTGCGTTTGACTAGGTGAACAATCTGGTCTTGGCTAATCATTCAGGCACCTTAAACAATTGGGATGGCGACAGCTTGGAGATTGTAATCAGCAATGGTGAGGTTAGCCGTTGACGTTTCGTTCGTTCCGTGGATTTCGATGTAATCGTTGTTGCTCATCAGTGCGCTGCCCTGCAAAGTAACCGCGCCAAGCTCTCCCGACGCAGTGATTTTTCGGGTGACCAGTGTCGGTGCGAGCAACGATCCAGATGAATCGCTGTCGTCATAAAGCCACGCTTTAAAAGAAATGACCTGATCGGTCGATGCCGCAGTGCAGCTCATTGATGCCGAGAACGTGACCACCCGGTTAGGCGCTCCAGTGTAGCGAAGCCGCCCGGTGTCAGTGCTGTTATTATCAAACAGGAGTTCATTGCCGGAAAGCGCCGTTGTGCCAGCAATTTTCACATAAGTTGTCGCCACGGCAATCACAGTCTCGGTCGCGTTGCCCTGCATAGAGCACTCGCCGAAGCTTGGCCGAAGGGAAACAATCAAATCGCGGACATCATTGGCAGTGATTGCGTTTGCGGACTGTCCGTCCTGAAAAACAGCGGAGAGCAACGTTGCCGTTGTCCGAACCGTATCAACCATTTGCTATTCTCCAAGCAGGGTTTTTTTGCCGCCAGCTTCGTCGTCCGTGGTAGTCCCCGAAGTCAGGATGGTAGAACCTCGACCTTTAGCGCCCGCAGCCCGGCGACGTGCTTCCTGCTCTGCCGCCCTTACTTCGTCCGCTGATTTCTCAGGCGGCGGGGGCGGTGGTGCAGGCGCTGTCGGCGCTGCTGGTGAGGAGAACATTCCACCCATGATGTATCCTTTCAAAGAACAGAAGTTATTTACGTTTATTATAGATTGCAATTCGGCTTCTTGTAAATGGTATATTTCTCAGTGTACCCAAGGCGCTCATACAGCCGCCCAATGCGGTCGGGTGTAATCCCTGCCGACACGCCAAGCAACGGTTCCGATACGCCTTTGTCACTGCACCAAGCATCGTATGACTTTATCAGCCTGACACCGACCATGCCTTTGCGATGCTCCGGTGTCACATAGATCGCGAGGTCGCCGCTTGTCAGTTCATTGCCAAAGAAATGCGGCGCAACGTAGCCGACACAAAATCCAATAACTTCGCTATTGCGTTCAGCAACCAAGCAAAGCCATTCATCAGGTTGATCCAGCATATTTGTGCCAAGACGACGAAGCTTTTCAGGATCAAAATCAAGTTCCGCATATCTGCTCTCCTTGTGCATCTCCGCGCCAAGGACAATCAGGACGGGGATGTCCTGAACTGTCATAGGTCGGATCACTTATCGCCCCGCGCTCATCGCAGACCGCAGAATTTCCACAAAATCTAACTGGTCTTGCGTTGGTTTTCCCGCGCTCGAATCGCCACTGATTATTCGTGCGGCGATGGTATCCCTTCTGTCTTGCTCGCTTGCGTTCTTGTATGTCGTAGAGTCAAGGTATTTATCTTGCTGGGGCGTTGTCCTGAAACTGGGCGCATGCTCTTTTTTAGTTCTCATCCAAACACGCGCAGCTTCATTTGCGGCAACAGATTTCTGTTGATCTTCGCTATTTTTTGAGAATGGATTCAAAATTATTTTGTTGTCTTCCGCCGCCATTCCAGCAACGTTCGGATTTTTCTTGAAATACTCCATCTCGCCGGGGAATGGTGATCTTATGGGAACGCCGGAAACTGACGATGAAGCAGCCTGCGGAGGCGGCGAATGTGCCATCGTTTGATTCTGTTGCTGCGGTATACCACCCATATCTATTCCCCTATCGCCACGGACTGTCTGCCACGGTGGTTGCTGGTTTCATATTGCATCACATCGTAGTCCATCTCGGCCATCGCCTGCTGGCGGAACACTTCATTCGATCTGTTGACTAGCTTCGGAAACAACTCCGTGAAGCCCCACACCATAGCATCAACCCGGTCGGGAGAGCCATCGCCCTCATACCCGGCTGCGGTCATCTGGCACATCTCCGACTCAAGCTCCGGGAACGTGCCGACATGGTGGATGCGACCGAGTGCATACAGGGCGCTGATTGGTTCCGCCCGGACGTGCTTGCCCCGCGTCGCATGGACCTCGATTATATTGATACCGGGGCGCACGCTGTTGAGGACGTGGCGGCACATATCACCGCCTTGATTCTTCTCGATAACAATGCCATCGGCTTGATAGTGATCGTGCATGGCTATGGCACGTCGCGCCCAGCGTTCGGGTGTGCCTCGTGTTGACCCGTCCTCCAGCACATAGCCATGCCCTGACTCGGTAGACGCCACAGCCATAATGCCGTGGCTATCGCTCCGTTCGTGGCTGGATACCGCCGGATCAACGGCAATCAGGATGCGCCCTATATCATTTGGTATTTCGCGCTCACGCCCTTCGTTGATGTCGCGCATTGTCCAGATCGCGCCGACTGCCTGCGGTTCGTAGTCGCCTTCCCATATGTGGCTGTATCGGTCGGGGCGCATTCGCTTGTCCAGCGCACGTTCCGCCTCAAGCTCCTTGGGAAACCACGGGTTGCTGTCATGGTTGACCTGCACAACCGCCGCGTTCTCCGGCACGTCATCACCGCGCAGGAAGCCGTCAACCGGGTCCATGCGGTTGCGCGGATTCCAACTGAAATACATTTTAGAGCCGGGTGCGCGGATGGTCGGGCGCAGTAGCTCAAGCGACTTAGCCGATAGCGTCTGGGCTTCTTCAACCCACGCAATGCGGAAGCCTTCCAATGATTTGATTGATTCTGCCGTGTGATCCTGCATACCCATAAAGATAACCACACCGCCCTCCGGGGTTTCAATGCGGTCGTGCAGAACACGGAATCGCCCGGCAACACCCAGCGCCTCGATCTTGTCGAGGATTAGCCTGTACGCGCTTTCCTTCAGGGACTTCTGAACCTCACGGATGCAAACCGCCCTGATCTTGGGGTCGCCGATCATCTCATCAACGATACGCTCAGCGAAATGGTGGGACTTACCAGACCCACGCCCGCCATGTGCGCCGAGATAACGCAGCCCCGGTTCAAACAGGGGCTGGAACGCTTTAGGCGTCGGGATCGTTAATTTTACCATCAACAAACACTCGTTCGATTGTTTCGATCTTGCCTGTGTGTTCCTGCACGTTGGTTTCCTTCCAGCCCATCTGTGTCTTGGCCCAGAAGATAGCCGCCGACGTGTCGCCGTTCATCACCTTGTTGAACAGGGTGCCGCCGACCTTGGCGTTCGCCAGTATTTTGCTCTCGCGGATTTCCTTCTTGAAATGCTTGGCAAGCGTATCGGCATCAATGCCGTCGCGGATCACCATAGCGATCTGCTCTTGCGGTATGCCTACGGCTACCATCTGCCCGACATGCTTGCGCTCCTCATCCGTTGGCTTGAACGGTGGGCGGCCACTGCGGCCTTTTTTACCTGTCATCTTTTATAGCCCCGAAAAAAACAGTTTACACATAAGTTTAAACCCCTTAGATTAAACCATAGTTAAACAAACATAAGGATATCATATCATGGAATATAATGGTTGGACAAATTACGAAACATGGCGCGTGAACCTCGAAGTCTTTGATGGTGGCGATTGGGAAGGCTACTGCTCTGACGCAATGCGTGATTTTGCCGAGGGCGTGGTATACGAAGACGCCAAGGGCTTGGCCCTAGATTATGCACTGGCATTCCTCAATGCGGTAAACTGGGACGAGATCGCCCGCGCATACACCGAAGATGAGGCTGTCATTGCTTTTGGGTAGTGTCTACCAACCCCATTCCATAATTATTAGTGCCGGGAGAAATCTCGGCACTTTTTTTACGGATAAGTTTATTTCTCTTGAATGGCCCATAATCGACGTGATGGTGTATCCTTCCGAACCTATGAACAACCTTAGAGACATCTGGATGTGTTGTTAACATCATCTGAGATTTGTCTATAGTCCCAGTTTGGGAATATTTTTGCCCCTTTTGCGGCTTATCGTCTGCTTGATACAATTCGGAAGTATTACCGCCAGATAGCGATTGTGTCGGCATTTTTTCTTGCAGGAATGCATTGAACTGAATGGTACACCATTTAGCCTTTAGCATATCCAAAGAGAGGATGGTGTCCTCATTATACCGCCCACGCCACCTGAACGGAACATCGTTCCTGATAAAATTACACGAATATATACGAGTGTTTGTGATGAATGGCGGTTGCTTATTTCTAGCTGAAGCAAACATAAAATAATTTGGCCCAGCCATAGACACGTTTTCGTATCTCAGGCAAAAATCTTCCATTGCCTTAAAGAACGAGCTGCTGGCGACTTTAACCTTTTCATTCTTGTTCAACCGCCGGAAGCTTCTAATATTATCATCCATCACCCAATGCCAGCTATGACCGTTTGCTTTCGAGTGATCCCATGCAAAATTTCTTACTGGCCCCGGTCCGGTTGATTTCGTTAGGCCGTGATTGTCACAAAGCTCATATTTTTCTTTATATGACATATCCAATTCAACCGCCGTGGCTAACAAATCCATTGATTTAATGGACTTTCTGTATTCGTCCATTTGGCTTGGCTCAACCACAACATTATGCTTGACGCCCATATAAGTCAGATATTTTGATGTCATCATATGCTCTGACCGGCTTTTGCTGGGGATATATATGGGAAAGTCACCCATATCTTTTTGCCTCTGTATCCATATTTTCTTGTTCGGGGAACCATATCGATTTTGTTTGATCTGTATGGCTCTGGCCTATGATGCTGAAGAACTCCGCCACATCGTCATTATTTTCAAAATGTACAATGACGTGTCGGAATGAAGTTTTATCGTCCTGCTCAAATTCGGGCATTCCCTCCCATTCTTTTTCCGCATCGGTTTTACCTTCTTCTATTGGTAGAAACATATTTAGCAAGTCACCCTCGCTAAATCCAACCAGCGATAAATCAAACCCCTCTACGTTCAAATCTTCCATTTCCAATTTGAGCAAATCCATATCCCACCCGGCATTCTGGGGCAGCTGATTATCCGCCAGCACATAGGCTTGCTTTTGCGCCTTGCTCCAGCCGGTCGCGGTCATGGTTGGAACTTCCTCGATGCCCAGCTTACGCGCCGCCATAACGCGGCCATGCCCTGCGATGATTTCACCTTCCTCGTCGATCAGCACCGGGGTGGTCCATCCCCACTCTTTGATCGACGCTGCGATCTGCGCCACCTGTTCGTCAGAATGCGTCCGAGCATTTCGCGCATATGGAATTAGTGCTTCCACTTTTTTACGTTCGATTTTGTCTGCTGGCCAATCCATTTTATTTCTTTCCATGTTGGTTAATAAACCCCTCGCCCGCAGCGTACCCCTTTAACCCTCCCCTTAAGGGGGGAGGGGTTTTTGGGGTACACGTTTCTGCGGTTTTTGCCCCCTCGTACCCCAAAAACCCTTTTGGTACCCTAGGGGTTTTTAGGGTAGCACGTAAAAGTTGTTCAAGCATTGCGTGAAACAACCATTGCGGAGGCCCAAACCTTATCAATTATGATCCACCCATCCAAATATTTTTTGATTGTGTTCGCCATAATTAGAGACCCGATAAGTTTGCTTTCGTATGACGAGTTGGTCATATTTTTAATGGTCCGCTCGGCCATCCCGTCCTCTTTCAATTTTGTCATCAAGGCGGATCGGGTCAGATATGGCTGGCCGTCGATATCCTCTGCACCGGATGTCCACCATGCATTCTCGAACAGCTTTTGATGTTTGACGATTGGGCTGTCCTTTTTGGCTTTAACAGGTTCTGTCCCGGCCACCAACACCGCGCTGGTTACCTGTTCGTTATCCTCGTCAAACCAGCCCTTGATCGGGACCGATTCAAGCTCGGCGAACACCGCCGGGGCTTCCTCTGCATCTTTAGATTTGCGCTGGACTATCTCGATGGTATCGCCGGGGACAACCGATATTTCGATGTCCAGCGCCCCGCGCCATGCGCTTGATCCTCGCGCCCGGTGCTGTGCCTTGGATGATACGCCGGTATGATGCACCAATATGACACTGCAATTAAATTCGTGGATCAGCGCGGCACAAGCGTCGAGCATGGTTTTGGCGTCCATTGCACTGTTTTCGTCGCCGTTCAGGAAGCGATGCAGGGTGTCAACCACGATAATTTCGGGCGGATTGGGGAGCGCCCGGATGGAATCGGTCACTTTCTGGTAACCTTCGGGGGTGTTTAGGTCCAAACCGTGCTTGGAAAGCCACATATCCAGCCCCCTGACGCCCTTGTGCTGCTTCCAAGCCGCGACCCTACCCCGCAGGCCATGATGGCCCTCACCGGCCAGATATACCACCGTGCCGGGCCGAACCTTATTTCCGAACCATTCTGTAATCGCGCCTTTTGAGGCCACCGCCAGCACCATGTCGAGGACGAGGAATGTCTTGCCGCCGCCTGATGGGCCGTGAACCATTATCAACGCTTGAGATTGCAGCCATTTCTTGACCTGCCAGCGTATCGGGGCTGGTTGTTCGGAAAATTCGTCTGCCGGAACCAGCCAATCGTCTGCGGGTGGGAATAGCAGAGCCAACAGATCACCGCCGCCCTGATGATAATCGTTCGCATCGCCCTCGGTGGGGGGTATTACGATGCGCCCGCCGTGTTTGGCGCTTGCTTCGTCGGCCTTGTTGCGCCCGACATTGGATGTATCATTGTCTGATACAATCACAATTTCCCTCGTTTGGCCGTGCGTGTCCCTGATTTGCCTGACAATCTCCGGCAGGTTGTTTGCGCTGTAGGCGATGATACAGGGGCGACCGGAAACCTCATGGATGGTGGCGGCTGTGGCGTATCCCTCTGCGACGAATATTGCGCCCGCCGTGACCTCGCCCAGCGTCCAACTGCATGATTTGGTCGTGCCGCCGGGGTGATACCGCTTATCTTCATCCGAGATATATTGCAGGGACGCCAGATCGCCGTCCTGATTATATAGCGGCACGATCAGGCGACCGTCGCCTGTCAGTCGTGCGCCGTGCGGGGATATGCCCTTGCGCTTTAGATAGGGATGATCCGGGCTGGCGGCTATGGCTCCCGTCCAGATGGTGTCAACCGTGTTGGCTGCGACCTCTGCCTTGCGCTGCCGTGCCTGATCGCGTTCTGCTTTGGCCTCCGACTGTCGCCGGATGATCGCCATGTTTTCGGCTGCGGTTAATTCCCGGCCCACGTCGGCATTGAATACGCAATCGATCTGATCGCGCCAGCAACCAAACCGGCCCGCGACCGGCTCATCTGGAAATATGACATACCAGCCGGAGTCGTCGCGTTTGCGGCCCTTGGTGCTAAAGCGATGAAGCTGGCCGTCGATCTGTAGCGAAGCGGGCGGCTCTATCCCGGCAGACCGCATTGCGTCGGCCAACTGAATTTCCGGCGGATCGGTTGATACAGAGAGGGACGCCGGTACAAACGGCCCGCCGAAGATGTCTTTTATATCGGCCATTTAAATGTCCTTCTCCAAAATGTCCCGCACCAACCTAGCGTAACCCTCGATGTCTAGCCAGTGATCGACGTCATTTGAGTTGCCGCAAACTATCCGTGCCATTTTCGTCGCCATCATGTCGAGGCTCTCGCGTTGATATGCGGGCAGAGCATCCCGGTCAACCATTCCCCACATAGCACCCTTGATAGACTGAGACACCCGCGACACATCACGATAATCGCCGTACATGTTTGCGCGTTCGTCGAGCGTTTCCTGTACATCAGTCATCTGCTGGAAGCCCACCTTTGGTGAGGCGTTCTATTTCAAACTGACGCAACATGGGCGGGTTTTCGCCCCAGCGATATGTGCCGTGCAGCCCAATGCCGAGCGCCTCGGCCATTTCCTTGCGGTCGCCAAAGTAGGCAATTGCCTCGTCCGTTGTCATTTTTTGCTCCTGTGTGAAATTAACTATTTACACCATAATACAAACTGTTATTATATGTAAATACAAAATCGCAACCGGATAACCCGACCGCGATTAAAGAGGAGAAAACGAGATGAACATCAACCTGACCGACATCGAGATCGACCTGATCGAGAGCGCCCTTGGCGCAGTGTGGTGGCAGCAGGGGGCCACGGACGTGCCCGGCCAATCTGAGGCCCACCGCGTTAAGCGCATCCAGCGCAAGCTGGCCCGCGCAATCGACCACGCCGACACCGTAACCGAATAAAACCGGGGGGCTTCGGCCCCCCACCACCAAGGACAAAAAACATGGCTATCAATTTAAAATCTACGTCATCGGTCAAAGCGTCGGGCCTCAAAATGCTCGTATACGGCGCTGCCGGATCTGGCAAGACCAGCCTGATCCCAACGCTGCCCAACCCGGTTATTCTCTCGGCGGAAGGCGGACTGCTTTCAATCTCGGACAAGGAAATCCCGTTCATTGAAATCGGCAGCATGGACGCGCTCCGTGAGGCATATAAGTGGCTGGCGGAGAGTGACGAAGCCAAGCCGTTTGAATCGGTGGCGCTGGACAGCATCAGCGAGATCGCCGAGGTCTGCCTGTCCCACGAAAAGCGGGTCAACAAAGACCCCCGCGCTGCCTACGGCGAAATGCAGACCACGATGGCCGAGGCCATCCGCATGTTCCGCGACCTGCCACGGCACGTCTATATGACCGCCAAACTGGAAAAGTCTCAGGATGAAATGGGGCGGATGCTGTACAGCCCATCCATGCCGGGACAAAAAGCCGGACAAGCCCTGCCCTATGCGTTCGACATTATCGGTGCGATGCGGCTTGAGAAGGACGCCGAGGGCGTAGTCCAGCGGGCACTCATGCTGGAGTCCGACGGAATGTGGCAAGCCAAAGATCGGTCGGGGAAACTCGACCAGTGGGAAGCGCCTGACCTTGGCGACATTATCAAAAAGATCGGGGGCGCGAAATGATTGACGATCTGGCACAGAACTGGCTTGACGCCAAGGAAGCGGAAGCCACAGCGGTCGCTCGCCGCCGCCATCTTGAGGACAAGCTGATGTCGCTGATCGGCGTACCGGAAACGCTGGAAGGCGTCGAGACGGTGGACACCGACGCCGGGTACAGCATCAAAGTTACGGGGCGCATGAACCGCAAAGTCAACGGCGACCGCATCCAGGAGATTGCAGCGGAGGAGGGGCTAACGGATCATCTGTCCAGCCTGTTCCGCTGGAAACCGGAGATCAATATGACAGCGTGGAAAAGCGCCGACAAATCGATCACCGGGCCGCTACTTGGCGGTATCACCACGCAGCCCGGACGGGCTTCGTTCACCATTACAAAGGAAAATTGAGATGGCTTTTTTAGGCGAGACTTTTAATGCGAGTGAAATGCCGGTACCTGAATCGAATTATGATCCCGTTCCTGCTGGTTGGTACAACGTCGCAATTGCTGGCGCGGAGATCAAGGACACCAAGGCCGGAACGGGCAAATACATTTCGGTGCGGTTTGATATCACCGGGCCGGAGCATCAGGGCCGCGTTGTTTTTACCAATCTAAACACGCGCAACCCCAACCCCAAGGCAGAGGAAATTGCGAGGCAACAGCTTGGTGAAATCATGCGGGCCATCGGCGTTCAGGAGCTGGAAGACACTGACCAGCTTATCGGCGGAAATCTTGCGATCAAGGTGACGGTCAAAGAGTCCGAGCAGTACGGCCCCGGTAACGAAGTTAAAGGTTTCCGCGCCATTGACGGGTCAGCCCCGCCCTCGACATCCACGGCATCCGCTGCCGCCGCACCGCCTTGGTCGCAGCCAAAAGCAGAAACCCCAGCGGTTGAAACCGACGACGTTCCCTTCTAATGGAGAGGCCGGGGGCTAATAACCTCCGGCCATTTTTCAACTCAATTAAACAGGAGATTCGAATGGGAAAACGATCAAACTTTGAGCGCGTGGAGCGCGACTTTTACCCCACGCCCTATGAGGCAGTGGTTCCGCTGTTGCCGCATCTGCCGGAACCTGCATTTTTCCACGAGCCGTGCGTCGGAGACGGCGACCTTGTGATGCACCTTGAGCGCAACGGTCATGTGTGCGCTCAACGGGGAGATATTTCGACTGGGCAGGACGCGCTAGAAATCCATGACACGCAGGGGCAGGTGTTCATTACAAACCCGCCGTGGGACCGAAAGATTTTGCACCCGCTGATCGACGCGCTGCCTCGAACTGCGCCGACTTGGCTATTGTTTGACGCCGATTGGATGCACACGCGGCAGTCTGCGCAGCTCATGCACAACTGCCGCAAGATCGTTTCAGTCGGTCGGGTGAAGTGGATTCCCGGCAGCAAGATGACCGGCAAAGACAATTGCGCTTGGTATCTTTTCGAACAGACAAACGATTGGCGCACACCAGTTACAGAATTTTACGGGAGATAAAATATGACCGCTATTCCACCACCCATCCACAGCATTTCAGCGTTGATCGACGCGGCGCATGAGGGTGCCGCCGAGAAGCCCCGGCCCCATATGGGCGCTAGTCAACTGGGCCACGATTGCGACCGCTGGCTTTGGCTGTCGTTCCGCTGGGCGGTCGTGGAACCATTCCCCGGTCGCATCCTGCGCCTGTTTCGGCGCGGCCATGAGGAAGAAAGGAACTTCATATCCGATCTGGAAATGATCGGGATCAAGTTCGAGAACCATCAGGAATATATTGACTTCGGCACTCATATCGGCGGATCGACAGACGGCACCATTGCCTCCGGCGTTCCGGGCGCGGAGAAAACGCGGCACGTCGCCGAGTTTAAAACCCACGCGCTGAAATCGTTTGACGATATGGAAAAGAAGGGCGTCGAAAAGTCCAAGCCGGTCCACTACGCCCAGATTCAATTGTACATGCACGGCACCGGAATTGAGCGGGCCTTTTATATGGCGGTCTGTAAAAATGATGACCGGCTTTACACCGAGCGGGTGAAATACAACCGAGCGGTGGCGGAAAAATTACTGGAGCGCGGCAGGCGGATTGTGAAATCAGAGCGGATACCTGATCCGATTTCCACCGACCCTAGCTGGTACAAGTGCAAATTTTGCGCGGCACATAGTTTCTGCCATGAGAGGCAGTTAACGCAAGAGGTAAATTGCCGGACGTGCGCCCACGCCACAGCGGAAGATGACTCCACATGGTCCTGCGCCCGTTGGAAGAAGACCATACCCACCGAGTTTCAGCACAAAGGCTGCGACAGGCACGTCCTTCATCCTGATCTGGTGCCGTGGCCGATGAAGGATAGCAACACGTCAGATGAGGCCGTTTACGAAATCGCCGGGAAGGATATCCGCAACGGCGAGGGTGACGCATACGTTTACAGCAGCAGGGAACTGATTGCCGGTGGCGAGGCTTGCGCGAATGAAATGGTCGGGCAGGTGCGTGAGGCATTCCCCGGTGCCGAGGTTGTGGCGGTGCGCGATGCTTCGTGACTACCAGCAGCGCACAATCGATCAGCTTTACCAGTGGTTCAGCGATGGAACGAAGGGTCACCCGTGCATTGAACTGCCGACCGGATCAGGCAAGAGCCATATTGTTGCGGCCCTGTGCCGGGACGCCCTGACCCAATGGCCTGAAACCCGCGTGCTTATGCTGACGCATGTTAAGGAGTTGATCGAACAGAACGCCGAGAAAATGCGCGACCACTGGCCGAACGCGCCGCTTGGCATTTACTCGGCGGGCATGAGACGGCGGGATATCGGCGAGCCGATCACGTTCGCCGGGATTCAGTCCGTCAGAAACAATGCCGACCAGATCGGTCACATCGATTTGATTATTATCGATGAATGCCACCTTGTTAGTCATAAACAAGAGGGCGGTTATAGACGACTGATTGACGATTTATTGTTGACTAACCCAGCCCTGCGGGTGATTGGCCTGACGGCCACGCCGTACCGGATGGGACACGGTTACATCACTGACGCCCCCGCCCTGTTCGCGGATATCATATCGCCGGTGAGCATCGAGGAATTGATCTATAAGAAATTCCTCGCGCCGCTCCGGTCGAAGCTGACCGCGCACAAATTGTCGGTGGACGGCGTACACAAGCGCGGCGGGGAGTATATCGAGAGCGAGTTACAAGCCGCCGTTGATACGGACGATCATAACGTGTCGGTCGTGGATGAGGTTATAGGCTTAGCCGGTGATCGCCGGTCATGGCTGTTTTTCTGTGCTGGTGTGGCTCACGCCCGGAACGTGGCGGAAATTTTAACGGCTCGCGGCATTGTCGCGGATTGCATAGTCGGCGAGACACCCAAGGCCGAACGCGAGCGGATCATCGCCGGATTCAAGAGCGGTGAAATTCAGGCGCTGACAAATGCCAACGTATTGACCACCGGGTTTGACCATCCTGACCTTGATCTGATTGCCATGTTGCGCCCGACGCTATCGACAGGTTTGTACGTACAAATGGCTGGTCGCGGGATGCGGCCAAAGTCCCACACAGATCATTGCCTTGTGCTGGACTTCGCCGGGGTGGTTCAAACCCACGGTCCCATCACGGCGGTCAACCCGAAGAAGGCAACAGGCAAAGAAGGTGAAGGCGAATCCCCGGTCAAGGCGTGTGAAAAATGTTTTGAGCTAAACCACATATCCGCACGGGAATGCGTGGCTTGCGGCGAACCGTTCCCGTTGCCCAAAGAGCCGAAGGCCAAGCTCCACAATGACGATATTATGGGGATGGATGTTGATGAAATGCCCGTGACCGAATGGCAATGGAGCAAGCACACCAGCCGCGCCAGCGGGAAAGAAATGCTGATGGTGACATATTACGGCAGGCTATCCGACAAGCCGGTGAGCGAATATCTTACAGTGCTGCACGACGGATACGCCGGGCAGAAGGCCCGAATGGCGATGGTTAAAATAGCGAGAGATGCGGGCTTAAATGGCGTCTTACTAGGTGGGCAGTTGGATGACGCCGCCCTTGATCTTAACGATGCAACGCCACCGGCATTGATTAAGTTCCGGCAGGATGGCAAATTTTACAGAGTCACAGATAGGAGATGGGAATTATGACTTCGATGTTTAGCCTACCGTATTATACTCCTATACCGCCCCCACCCTTTCCTTGGATGAGCAGACTTGAGCTGGCTCGCTGGCAGCAGAGGTGGTATCCACGCAACCTGACGGTTGACGACATCTGGCTTTTGCGGGACGCCGAAGTTGACACGCGCAACAACAGGCGCGCCCGCGATTGGGAAACACGGTTTAAGATACTGGGTCCGAGGGAGATTGATTAAAGATGAAAACCGAACACGAGGAACAGCGCGAATTTGTAATGTGGATGCGTCAGACGCACCCCGACGCCCGGATATTCGCTATCCCCAACGGCGGGCAGCGGAACCGAGCGACCGGGGCGAAGCTGAAGGCCGAGGGCGTTAGCGCCGGGGTGCCGGATTTGTATATTCCAGACTGGAAGGTGTGGGTTGAAATGAAACGTTCGTGGAACGGGAAGCTGTCGCCATTTCAAAAGGATTGGCAGTCCTATCTTGAGTCGATAGGTGACACGTTTATCGTTGGAAACGGCTGTGATGATGCCAAAAAGAAAATTGCACTTTTGTGCAAATAGGTGTTTACACCCGCTTTGAACCTGTGGATAAACTAGGTATAGGGCAACCGGATGAACCGACCGCCCCCAACAGGAGACAAACAAAATGATCCGCGCTGAAATAAAGACACCCCACAAAGCCTTCGTTTTTTGCGAAGAAACCTTGGCCGATGCGCAGGAATACACCGCCGCGATGGTCGCAAACGGAGTCACTGTTTTGAAGGCGGAATATTTCGACCGAGAGACCCGCGTTGCTGATATTCGCGCCGGACTCGTTTAATCAAGACACGATAATGCAACAAGGAGACAAACAGATGACCAATTTTCAGACCGGCATTATAATCATGGTTTGTTCGTTCGCATTTTTTTACATAATTGCATTAGCAGGATCAGTTATATGACCTATTACCAGATGTTCAGAAACCCCGAAGCGGCTCAAGAAGATGACATGGATATCATTTATGATGCGATGACGCTGGCGCGGACATTGCGCGACGATGTTTATAATATTCCAACATTCTCGTTCCAAATATCTCGGATGATACGCGATGTCTCCAAGAAAATAAACCACGCGGGAGCGCGGAACGAGATGTGGAAATTTGGCGGGTTCCTGCCTAGCGCAGACCGGGGCGAAATTGACGACCTGATATTCGACTATCTGGGCGCGGCACAGCACATGATCGAAACGGGGTATGACGCATGAACATATTCAAACGAATTAGGGCTGCCAAAGCCCGGCCACTCCCGAAGGCTGTCCAGCCGGTTGAAATGTCGAGCGAAACGAGTTTGAAATTGCTAGCAGTTGCGATTGCATCGACAACATCAAACGGGAGAATAAAATGAAAACCGGAGACATCGTATACGGCGACAATCAGCGTCAATGGAAACTGGTGTTAGACCGGGGTGACGGAATGTTTCTGGCCCACGTCGTGACAAGCGAGACTGCTCACATCAAGGGGATTTCACCGCCGCTGCATTTGGTCAGCGCGAAGCACATGTCGGAGGTTGTGACCGATGGCTAGGGGCAGACCACGCAGCCCCGTCAGGGGTGAGCACCTCGGCCTGACGAAGCCGTTGACTGTGCCTGACGTGGATTGGGGTGGAAACTTCGCGGCAACACCCGCACCCCTCGCCATATCGAATGACCGGCTCGACCTGCTAAAAAAGCTGCTGGATGAAAACCCGGATATCGCCGCAGAGATTGAAATGGAGAACTGATTGATGGCCGGTTCGTTTTAGAAATTGGAGAAGATAAATGAAATACGAAATCAAAAACCGTTATACAGCGGCTGTTCAGTTCACCGATGAGATTGATGCCCTCAAAGACGCGAA